AATTTTATTCGGATACGCATTTCGCCCCGAGGGTAAATTCCTCTTGCCGGAAGGTACTCCTCCGTTTAAACAAGATCCATCACCAATTGGTTTGACTAAAACTAATTTGACCATGGAGTTGAAACGTTTATACGTTTTCTGCCGAAAGGATCTTTCTCAGAACCGTAGGGAAGCGTTGTTCATTCAAATGCTTGAGACGGTACATCCAACTGAAGCAAAATTGCTGATTGCGATTAAGGATCAGGACATCCCTGGGCTCTATAAAAAGATCACGCATAAATTAGTTTATGAAAATGGCTTCATTCCGAATCCTCCTCCAGAGAAACCAAAAAAGGTTTTGGCGACTACCTCGGTCGCCTAAAATCGTTGTTTAAGGGTTCTAAAAAGTCCGAGATAGATTCAAATAGTTTATTTAACTTTACTTTAAATAAAAAATAGAGTACAATAAAGTATGAAGAGGAATATATTATGAATAAATTTATTATTGACCTAACTGGTCCTTCCGGAAATGCGTACGCATTATTGGGTTATGCGAGTAAATTCTCTGAGCCTTTTGACATCAACTTTGAAGAGGTTCGAGAAAAGATGATGAGCGGGGATTACGAAAACCTTGTTACAGTGTTTGAAGAATATTTTGGTGAATATGTGGAGATTATCAGATGAGCAAAGTCGCAACTGTCCGTCGTTATGCCGCCTCGGTTGTTAGAGATTGTAACTATGATAGTTATGAAGACTTTGACGATGATGACTTTTCAATTATCTCCGACGCCACAGGCGTTCCGGTAGATCAAGTTAAGGCTATCTTAAATGTTCCAGGAGGGTATGTAGATGAAAGCTAAATGGGTTTCTGCGTTCATGGATACCGCTGAACGGTTTGCTCAGCTATCCTCTGCGGTTAAGTTGAAGGTTGGTTCAGTGGTGGTCAAAGAGAACCGAATCATTTCTATCGGTTATAACGGTACACCCTCTGGTTGGGCTAATACCTGTGAGAAAGTTGTAGATGTTGATGTAAAAGATCCACGATACAATTACAATAATTTCTCCTGGGAATTAGTAACGAATGATGATGTGATTCATGCCGAGGCCAATGCAATTTTAAAGTTAGCCAAAGATGGTGAGTCCGGTGCTGGTGCTGATTTATTCTGTACACATGCTCCATGTATTCACTGCGCTAAATTGATTTATGGTGCAGGTATTCGTAAGGTATTCTACCGCGAAGATTACAAAAGTACCGATGGATTAGACTTCCTAAATAAGTGTAACATTGAAATCGAAAAGGTTTAAAATGAAGAAACTATTGCTTGTTGCTCTTTTAATTATATCGACCTCTGCCTCGGCAAATGGGAATCGGTATAATCATAACAGTAATCAACGATGGTATAACGGGGCACAGTCCGGTTGGATTGGTCCGGCGGTAATTGGTGGTGTAATTGGGTACATGGTGGCTAGACCTTTCTATCAACCGCAACCCGTATATGTTCAACCACCAGTTTATGTTCAGCCGCAGCAGTGCTACATTCAGACGGTATATGATCAGTATGGTCGCCCGATGAATGTGACGGTTTGTAATTGATATGGGAAAGTGGTCGAGTGGTCTATGGCTCCTGATTTGAAATCAGGCGACTCGTGAGGGTCCGTGGGTTCGAATCCTACCTTTCCCGCATTCAACAAACCAACCAGCAGTACGGGTTGGTTTTATTTTTAGGGGTTATCATGCCAGCAGTATTTCTTGTTTCAGATACGCATTTCGGGCATAATGGCGTATGTAAGTTTATGCAGAACGATGGAGTAACTAAACTTCGTCCATGGGAAACATCAGAAGAAATGGATGAGGCCATGGTCAAACTTTGGAACGAACGTGTAGGTAAGAACGATAAAGTGTATCACCTCGGCGACGTCGTTATCAATCGCAAGGCACTTGGTATTATGCGACGACTCAACGGTGATAAGGTTCTCATCAGAGGTAACCATGACATTTTTAAAGATGAAGAGTACCAGCAGCACTTCCGTGAACTTAGAGCGTATCATGTAATGAACGGAATGATTCTTTCGCATATTCCTATTCATCCAGATTCGCTTGGACGGTTCGGTGTTAACATTCATGGTCACACGCATAGCAATCGAGTAATGATGGCTGATCCATTTGGCTACCGTGAAAACTTTCTTGACCTCAGGTATCATTGCGTGTGCGTTGAGCAAACGGGTTTCGCGCCTATTCTTTTTGAAGACGTTGTTCAACGGATTAAAGATGAGGGTGGCGAGGTGGGTTTTCAGCAGGGTAACGGAAGGGTTGAAAAGCCAGCAAATTAGATCAAATATCGCTTGCCTTTAATTCGATAAACGACTATAATTATTTATAGGTTGAGTGGTTGCCACCGCCTAAGTTGTGCTAAGTACCTGAAATATATCAATAAATTAGTTAAAATATCGCTTGATTTTAATTCGGTAATGAAGTATAATTAGTTATAGGTTGAGTTAAACGAAGTTTCCCTTTTTATATTATGGAGAATTACCTTGAATACATCGTCAAAAGCAGTTAAGTCAGTAAAGTCAACCAAAGCTGTTAAGGTTGTTAAAGTGAAGTCGGAAACCTTTGTTCGGTTGTCTGAGTTGCGTGTTAGCGTCCGCCGCGATTTGGCTGAACTGAAAAGCCTAAATGAGTTCTACAAGCAAGAACTCAAAGAAGCTAAGTTGGATCAGCGTATCGCGCAGATGAAGTCAGCTGAGGTTCGCCGTGAAGTGGCTATCGCCAAGGCAAAGGCTAAGTTGGATGCGTTGATGTCGCCCTTGGTCGGTGGTAAGGCTCGCAAAGCGTCACGTAAGCCTGGTCCGGTCACAGTAACGACTTCAGCGGTATAGTAAGAACGGCATTCGTCTATCGGTTAGGACAACGGGTTTTCATCCCGTAAAGATGGGTTCAACTCCCTTATGCCGTACCAAGAAATAGGTATCCTCGTGATACCATATTGAAACATACCAAGGCGATCATCGCGGTCGCTGATATGGGTGGTCATAGCCGGATCCTAGTGGTCTTGTAGGTTGGCAGGTTCGAGTCCTGCGTAGTATGTTTCAATATGGTAATTAAGGAGAAGTGATGAAAGCATTTGGATCCAAGCGTTGTTACCATGACTGCCGTGTTACTCAGGCGGGTAACGGCAAGAAAGTGAAGTTTACCGTTGGTGTGAAAAATCGTAAGGCTGGAAGGAAATTCAATGAAACGACCTAAACCAAATGGAAAGCAGAAACCCTTTAAGTCTGGTCCTTCATGGCTGGATCGTGATTACCTAAACTATCTTAAATGGTATGAAGAAGTGATGAATAGCTGCCGAAATGGTAAGCGCAGTAAGAAAATTAACATCGACTAAGGAGCAGTGATGAAGCGCAAACAGATCGTACCCAAACGTAACCCCTTCGTTTGTTTGGTGATGAGAAAGACAGGGGCAGGAAGCCATCGCAAAAGTAATAAGGCATTGCGAAGGTTAGATAAGCAAAAGGGATTTATTCCTACTCAGTTATCATATTGAAATATACTCGTTGCATCCGGACTTATACAAATGGTCTGTATGTGAATGTCAAAGGGTTGTTACCCTCAGTTTCGGTCGTGACCGTTGCGTCAGGTATCGGGTAAGACGGTTAAATTCCGTAGTATATTTCAATATGGTAATAAGGAGTAATTACCCTTGTCCATTTTGGGGAGTCATGACCCCAAGAATCCGTGATCTTCTAATTGGTAAGAAAAGCCTTGCGCTTAATGTAGGTTCGAACCCTACTCACAATGGATTCCATATTGAAGTACATTCTTATAGCCTAGCAGATACGAGATTCCTCTGATCAAGGATAGGGTGGCTAGAGATTTAGAGTGTATTTCAATATGAAGAATTTGGAGAAGAAGCATCAATGGTGATGCAGCTGACTGTAAATCAGCCGCCCTTCGGGCACGACTGGTTCGATCCCAGTATTCTCCACCATTTAAGGAGAAAGAGTTTTGAAACGCTGTATAAGTATTATTGATTGGATCTATGAGTTACCTCTACGGGTAACGCCAACCATGTTTCGAGAATTTCTTTCCATTATGTTTTTTGTTATTTTATTTACCCTGAGCGTAAAATATGCAACCTGATGACTTGGTGAAGTTTTTGAAATTGCTTCGTGACATGTCTGGAGTAAATGACTACTGGAAGATCCGTATAAATAAAACGCTCACGGATATGGGTGCTAATCCAGGTTGGGTCAGTACGCATGCGAGTAACCTAGTTGAAGAAGTTGGTGAACGTAAGATGACGGAAATCCTTCCGGAATAAATTTAATGCCGTTGTAGCTCAGTTGGTAGAGCACCGCACTTGTAATGCGGGGGTCGCGAGTTCGAATCCTGCCGACGGCACCATTAGGAATATTATTATGAACTTTATTGTTTTAACAAATGTGACGAAAGGACTTGAGGGTAAAGATATCGCCATCAACGCTGATACTATCGTTTCGATTTTTGAGGTTACTGAATTTACAACCAAGAAAATTATCAAACGTAAGTACACACAAGTGTATTGCCCTCCACATGCGTCATTTGAAGTTGAAGAACCACTTGAAGAAGTTTTACAAATCATTAAAGGAAATACATGACCTATGTAACACAGACTTATGATTGTTATAATGCATTAACGGTTAAATATCCTGATGTGGAAATCAAAACTACATCAAGAATTACAGACAATCAATATTTGGTTGAGACTGTCCTGCATGGTAATTTTGTATGTGAGTCTTTTGAAAATGATGATGCAAAAGTTTACATGAAAGTTTATAATATTTTATCAAAAGGAAATACATGATTATCCCACTGAAGAAATTTGTTCTAATCGCAGAAAGTAAAAAAGTAACCGCAACCGAATCTGGAATCATTCTTGAGGGTCAGGGTACTGGACTATCAAAGACGGGTATCGTATTGGCTGTTGGTCCTGACGCTAAACAAGTTTCAGTTGGCGATGAAGTTTATCCTATCTGGAGTAAGGGTGTAGTTGTGAAAGTTGATTCAGCAATTCGCCTGATGATTTCAGAAGAACACATCGTAGCGGTATTAGAGAAATAAACAATTCCTCAGTAGCTCAGTCGGTAGAGCAAAGCACTGTTAATGCTTGGGTCATTGGTTCGAGTCCAGTCTGAGGAGCCAGAATTAAAGCGGGATTAACTCAGCGGTAGAGTGTCAGCCTTCCAAGCTGTTCGTCGCAGGTTCGATCCCTGTATCCCGCTCCAAAATACCACTCCTCTAGCTCATCGGTTAGAGCAGGAAACTCATAATTTCTTGGTACCGTGTTCGATTCACGGGGGGAGTACCAAAA